ATTTAGGTTGGGAATACAGAAGTAAAGGTTGGGCAAGAAGTGTCGCTAATGTTGTTAAAAACAGCTTTACTGCCGACTCAGACACTACCGTTTTTGATGACAGAATTATGGTTTTGTCTACCAAACTCAAATACTTCCAAGTGAAGTCTTTTGACACAACTGCATTAATGCAAGACTACCAGCGTTATTTAACCATTGCTAAAGCTAATGACAAAGGTGCGCCTAACCTTAGCTTTGCGCCATACCCAAGCAAAGTGCTTATTGGTTATGCCAATATTCCTGATACTGGTTATGGAAGTTAATTATGTTGTTATCTCAGCCAAAAAAGTTTACTGCCTCTACAGCTAGTCTACCAGCGCCTATTGGTGGCTGGAACGCTAGAGACTCTTTGGCAAATATGCAGCCAACTGACGCTGTACAGTTAATTAATTTTTTTCCTACCCCTACAAGCGTAAGCCTTAGAAAAGGCTATGCAAAGGCTTCTACAGGCATTACCGGCAAAGTTAATAGCCTCATGAATTATGCAGTTAAAACTGGCGGTAACAAGCTATTTGCGGCTGCTGGCACAAGTATTTATGACGCTTCTACTGACCCTGCTACTGTAGTTTATACAGGCATTACAGTTGATAAATTACAGCATGTAAATACTTCTAATACAGCAGGCAATTTTTTAGTAGCTTGTAATGGCACAGACGCCACGATGGTTTACGATGGCACTCGTTGGTTTAGCATTGCCACAACTACTACAGCATCAACCATTAGCACAATTACTTATGTTGGCACTACAGCAACTTTAACTACTGCTACAGCACATAACCTTGTTACAGGTAACAGAATTACTGTGTCTGGGGCTAGTCCAGCGGACTACAACGGCACTTTTGTTATTACAAGAACTGGTGCAAATACATTAACTTACACAATGGCTACAACCCCAGCCACCAATGCTACAGTTGTAGGTTCATACACTACCATAGGCATTACAGGTGTTGATTCTTCTACCTTTATTTCGGTAAATTTATTTAAAAGCCGCTTATATTTCACGCAAAAAAACACCCTCAAATGCTGGTATTTAGATGTCAATTCTATTGGCGGTGCAGCAAACGCATTAGACTTTGGCTCGATTGCAAGAAATGGCGGTTATTTACAAGCCATGGGTACATGGACATTAGACGCTGGACAAGGCGCAGACGATTACGCAGTATTTGTTACTAATATGGGTGAAACCATTGTTTATAACGGTACTGACCCTACAAGTGCAACAACTTGGGCATTAAAAGGTGTATGGCAATTAGGTCAAACTTTTAACCGCAGATGCTTTTTTAAATGGTCTGGTGATTTACTCTTGCTGACCCAAGACGGCTTAGTACCACTTGCTTCTGCATTGCAGTCTAGCCGCCTAGACCCCCGTGTAAACCTTACTGACAAGATTTACTATGCAGTTTCAGAAGCAGCAACCAATTATTACAATAATTTTGGCTGGCAAATTAATTACTTTGCTAGTGAAAATATGCTTATTTTGTCTATTCCTACAGATACTGGAATGGAACAGTATGTTATGCACACCATTACAAAGTCTTGGGCTAGGTTTACAGGAATAGAGGCTTATTGCTGGGAAGTTTCGGGAAGCGCAAGTATGTATTTTGGTGGCGATGGTTATGTAGGGCTTTTTTATACTTCAAACTCTGACAATGGCTCTAATATTCAAGCTACAGCACAACAAGCATATAGCTATTTTGACAGCCCAGGGCAATTAAAGCGTTTTACAATGGTGCGCCCTATATTACAAACAAACAATGGTATTCCTACATTGGCGGCTGGTATTAGTACCGATTTTGACACGCAAACCCAATTTGGCACACTTTCATTTAACCCAGCTATTGTAAAAGGCGGTATTTGGAATACTTCTGTTTGGGATGACGCTTTATGGAGTGCAGGCGATGTCACCACAAAGGTATGGCAAGGCGTGTCAGGATTAGGATTTGCAGGGTCTATTAACCTAGCAATAGCTTCCCAAGGTATTGACCTTAAATGGGCTTCTACAGATTATGTAATGGAAAAAGGTGGTGTTCTTTGATTAAATATAAAATTAATGGACATAATTTAGAGGAAATATGTCAATTAATTCAAGACTTTATAGATGAAAGCGTTTTTAAAGTAAAAATAAACAAAGAAAGAATTAATAAAATTTTAAATTTTGAACAATGTTTGACAGCAGTTGCTTACAAAAACGAAAAACCTATTGGAATTATTATGGGCTATTTATATGAACACCCATTATTTGAAGCAAAAATAGCTGATGATTTTTTATTATATGTCAATAAAGAACACAGAGGTGGATTTACTGGTGTAAAATTAATAAAAATTTATAAGGATTGGGCTTCACACCAAGACATAAATTATATTTTTATTAGTCAATCAACAGGTGTTGGTAATGTTGAAAAAGTTGCATTGTTATATGAAAAAATGGGTTTTCAAACAATGGGCTTTAACTGTATGAAGGAAAATTAATATGTGCGGTGGTGGAGGAATTTTAAGTCCAATTACGGATACATTATTTGGGTCGCCTCAGACAGTAGCGACACCAGATTATACAGGTGCAGCTAACCAAACTGCGGCTAATAATCTTGCCGCTGCTCGTGCTGCAACTGCTGCCAATCGTGTAAACCAAGTTACCCCCTATGGCAACTTAAATTACACCCAAAGCGGTACTGACCAATATGGCAACCCCACTTGGACTGCTACACAAACTCAAACACCTGAATTACAAAACCTTACTAATGCGTCTATTGCGCAACTTATAAACCAATATGGTAGTACTCCTTTTTCAGGTGGAAATTTACCCTCTTATGGAATTAATCCTGGAGAAAATTATTCTGATGCAATTATGCGCAGACTTCAGCCACAACAAGAAATGCAACAAAAGCAGTTTGATGCACAAATGGCTAATCAAGGTATTCCCGTAGGTTCTGAGGCTTACCAAAATGCCGCAAGACAATTTCAACAAGGGCAAAATGACCAGCGTACAAGTGCAATTACAGGTGGCATGGGCATTGGATTGTCAGCAAATCAACAACAATACAATCAAAACCTTACAAATTATCAGTTGCCATTAAACATTGCAAGTAATGTTAAAGCTATTGCTACACCTGGTTATGTAAACCCATCACAACAAGCAACTACTGCTGGCGCAGATATTATGGGCGCTATGGGACTTGCAAATCAAAATGACCAAGCTAATGCTAATGCTGCTAATGCAAGAGCTAATGCCACAATGAGTGGTTTGTTTAGCCTTGGCGGCGCTGGCATTAATAAGTGGGGTTAAAAAATGGATAATGTTGCCCAATATTTACAAATGCTTGATTTAAGTGGTCAAGCGCCAACAATGCAAAATATTGGTGGTCAGCAAGGTTTGCAACAACAAAACATGGCTGGCATGAAAGCAATAGGACAACAGGCTTTGGGGGTTACAAAAGGTTCTCCATTGCAATCATTGGCTGATGCTTTAAGAGCGCAAAAAGCACCTGGTTTAGGACAAATGGTAGATGCCCAAGGCAATATTGTGCCTGACCCTAGTTATGGTAATGGCGGTAGCGTTATGGCTAACCCATCGTTTAACCCATACGAGAACCAAGTTTAAGGAATATTATGGCTGATTACACAAACCCAGAAATTATTGGTTTAGCAGAACAAAAAGCACTTGCTAAATCTCTTAGAGAACATGGCATGAAACAAAATTTGCAAGGTCAAATGATTTCTGGTCGTTTTGTGGGTGCTAGTCCATTACAAGGTTTAGCTGATTTGCTAAATATTCATACCGGCAAATCAATGGAAAGAGAACTTGCTCAAAAAGAAAAAGACATTGTTGAACAACAGCAAGCTAAACAAAATGCCAACCTACAATTAGGTTTAAACCAATATTACGGCACACCTGAGTTTACTCAACAAGGCCCAACACCTGAAGGTGGCAATATTCCTGTGCAGCCTGCAACACAACCAGACAAAAGACTTGCTTTGGCTACATTGCTTGCCCCTCAAGGTGGTGAAACATCTAGAGCTATTGCTTCAAAATTGCTTGAGCAAGAATTTGCAGGGCCTAAAATGCACAATGTTACACCTGGTGGCGCATTGGTTGATGAAAAAACTGGCAAAGTTATTTACCAAGCCCCTTATCGCCCATTAGCAGGTGGTGGAGTTGGTGAAATGGGTGGTAGTGAAGGTCATTTTACTAAAAAAGGTGACTATATTGCGCCTGGCGGCATATTTATTGGTAAAACTGAAGTTGCCAAAGACCGTGAAGGTGTAAAAGCAATTTATGAATTACATCAAAGACTTGCAGGAATTTCTCCAGAAGATGTTGCAAAAACAGACACCATTTTAGGTGATGTAACTCAAGGTGGAATTAAGGGTTACTTGGCAAAGCAACTTGGCAGCGATGCTGTTTCTGCACAAAACAAAGTTAATGCTGGCGCTATTTTGCAAACCATTAATAATTTACCGCCTGGCCCTGCGTCTGACAAAGATATTATGATGGCTAAAAGCTCATTTCCTGGTTATGGAAATGCTAAAGCCTTGCAAGATTGGATTACCAATACTGACAATGTTCTTCAACAAAAAATTAATAATGCTAACCAAAAATATGGTAGCGAAAATTGGTATGGTGCTAATCCAGTTTCTTTAAAACCTCTTCCTAAAAGTAATAAAGGTGGAATACCTGCTGGCGTAACACAAGCACAATGGAATGTAATGACTGACGAAGAAAAGGCAGCATTTCAATGACCCCAGAACAGGCTATAGCACTAGCAAACGCTAGGCTTCGACTTCAAAATCAAGCACCTGCTAAACCTGAGCAGGGAAATATGTATACCCAATCGGCTGAGGACATTCAATATGACCCAGTAAGCGGAGTACCATTAAACACTTCTTCTTATGGCTCTGCACCTACAGGCGCAACTGAA